CGTGTGACCTTTGAATCCATCGAGGAACTCTGACCATGGCCACCATCCGAGGTGAATCCGGTTCTGTCCAGTTTGAAACTGGGTCAGGCAGTCTTGGCGCAGTTGTTGGCACCAGAAGCTGGAGCCTGACAACCACTAAAGAAACGCTTGACACCAGCGTTCATGGCAACACATTCCGTCAATTTGTCGGCAGCATGATCAGCGGCTCCGGCACTGTTGAGCTGGTGTATGACCCAGACGCAACCGGACAGGCTGCTTTTGTTGAGGATGTGATGAAGACAGGCGATGCAGCAGATGCGTCATTTGAGCTGTTCACAACCGGCACGTCTTCAGGCTCGGATTCTGTTGCCTTTGGTGGAATCATCACCGACATGGAGATTAGCTCCACAGTTGGTGAGCTTGTGGTTGTCAGCTGTAGCTTTATCACCAGCGGTACTATCACTTCCAACCTGGAATGAGTAGGCTATATTTAAGCGGCAAATGTGTTGCTTAAATGCCTGCTACTGAACGAACGGTTGACTTGCTGGTTGGGGCGTTTGATCTCAACCAGCGTCGCAAGTACGAACTAAAGAATGAAGCAGGCGACAAGATTGTTGACCTGTACTTCAAACCAATCACCCGTGCTGACCGCAAGAAGGCGCAAAGCCATGCCGGGTCTGAAGAGGCTTTGGTGATCAGCACCCAGATGCTTTGTCAGATGGCGGAGCTTGAGGATGGCAGCAAGGCTTTCGCGGCTGCTGATGCTGAGAAGCTGCAGCGCAAGTTGCCCGAATCTGTCCTGAACGACATTGAGCTGTTCTTGTTCGGCATCGGTGAAGAGGCGGGGCTGGACGACGCAAAAAACGACTAAAGCAGGACAAGTGGACTTCTTTTGAGTTCTTTCTGGCCTGCGAGCTTGGCATGACTGTTAGCAGGCTTCGCACGGAGTTAACCGATGCGGAGCTTGTTTATTTTGCTGCGTTCTACGAACTGAAGAATGAGGAACAAGAGCGTGCAATGGAACGCGCAAAAATGAAGCGGCGGTAGTATAGAGCTAGTGCCGGAGCGGCTGTGCAGACAACTATCAGGCTAATTGCTGAGGCAGCACAGCCCAAGCGCGAGATGAAGGGGCTGGGAGAGCAGGCCAAAAAGCTTGAAAAAAATGTAAGCGATACAAACGCGAAGCTCAAGGAATTTACAAAAACAGGCCGCGAAATAAGAACTGCGGCCAATGGAATGAAGTTTTTCACAGACGCAGCGGGGCGTGCAAGAAAAGTAAACGGCCAGTTTGTAACCACCGCAGAAGCGGCGGCGGCTGGTTTAGAAAATCAAGGGCGTGCGGCCAATAACGCTGCGAACAACTTTGGACGCCTGCAAAAAGCGATTCGCAATGTTGGCATCGGCTTTTTAATCAAACGAGTAGTAACGGCTGCCGCAACATTTAATACGCTGCAACTGCGAATGCAGTTGCTGACGAGTGAGTTTGGTGAATATGAACAGGCCCAGGAAGTAGCTGCAAGAGCAGCCGAAAAGTTCGGGCTAAGCAACCGCGAAGCAGCACAAGGCGTTACCGATATTTTTGCAAGACTGCGGCCACTAGGTGTTTCCTTGAAAGACATTGAATCTACTTTTGTAGGATTCAATTCGGTCGCAAAATTAAGCGGCGTTGAAGCACAACAGGCAAGTGCAGCGTTCACGCAACTTGCACAAGCTCTAGGCTCAGGCAGGTTGCAAGGTGATGAGTTCCGAAGCATTTCAGAACAAGTTCCAGGAATCCTCAAATCTGTTGCTGATGTCACCGGAATCGCTCAAGGCGAGCTAAGAGAATATGCATCTGAAGGTCTTATTACGTCAGATGTAATTATCGCTGCATTGCGAAAAGCTGAAAGGGAAGCCGGGGGCGCAATTGAAAAGATTGTAGAAAAATCAGATGTTCAAAAGTTCAAAGATTTTCAGAACGCTGTTGATAAACTAGCCATTGCAGTAGGCAATCAGCTACTGCCTACTCTCATACCTTTAATTCAAGTTGCGACCGACATAATCAAGTTCTTCTCTGAAATGCCGAAACCTTTCAAAGACACAATCACTGAGGTTGTTTTGTTTGCGGCTAAAGCAATTTTGCTTACAAAAGCAATCCAAGGAATTATTGCACTTAAGACAGGTGTTGTAGGAATGCTTACGACAACGGCTGGCGCTGCTGCCACTGCAGGCAACAGTTCTGCTACGGCGGCTGGAAAAGTAAACATGCTTGCCGGAGCGTTTAGGCGTCTGTTGCCGTTAATGATTGCGTTTTCTGCCTTTGACTTTTTAAGAGCCGGGATGAAATCAGGGGCAAGCCTTGAAGAATTGCAGGCAAGGTTAGAAGCCGGTGGCACAGGGGCAACTTTCGAGGGCGCAACGCGTGAAACTGTAGAGGCAGCGCAAAAGCAAGCTCGCTTAACAAAAAAAGCTGTTGAAAAAGAGTTAGCAGGTATTAAACCAAATCCACTGTTTTCTATTCCTGGGGTTGGCCCTGTCATTGCTGGCATGAGTGGCTCAAGAGCACAACTTCTTAACCTAAGGGAGCTAGACGCCGAGACAGTGCTTGGCTTAAACCCGGATGATTTTAAGTCAACAGGGGAAGAACTAGATGCTGAGATTGAAAAAATTAGGAAACGATTTGCAAAATTACAGGAAGAAATTGACAAAGACAAAGGCAAAAATAAGGGCGGCAAAGAAGCAGACCCGGCAGATCAAGCGGTCAAAACCGCTGTTCGCCAATTAGGGGCAACAAACAAACGAATAGAGCTTGCACGAGCACGTAATCAAGAAGAAAGAAACATGATCACATTGCAGCAAAACATCAGAGAAATTGAAGGGCAACGCTTGCTAATTGGTGACAGTTTGGCTGATCAACAAATAGAGCGATTGAGAATAGAGTTCACTATTAACCAGTTGAATCAGAACAGGCTTGACACAGCAAAAGCTGAAGCGGACCAACAGAAAAAGAACGCAGACAATCTCAAAAAAGCGCAGGACGCAGAAGCAGAGCGCACACAAAAACTAGCGGACCAATATCAAGGGATTGCCGACACCATCGCGGATGGCGTTGTCGATGCACTCAAGGGCGCTGTGGATGGCACCCAAACGCTGGCTGAATCGGCATCCAACCTGTTGAACAACTTGGCTAACGATCTGTTGATGGTCGCTAAAAACATGTTGCTCTTTGGCAACATGGGAGGCGGCCTGTCAAAAGGCAGTGGATTGCTCGGCAACCTCTTCGGCGGTTTCTTGGCTGACGGGGGGACTGCGACTGGGGGCCGCTCTTTTGTCGTGGGCGAGCGTGGCCCTGAGTTGTTCACGCCAGGCAGGACCGGCAGCGTCACGCCAAACAGCGCCCTAGGCGGCTCTAACATTGTTGTGAACGTCGATGCCTCGGGGTCGTCTGTTCAAGGCGACGGCCCATCTGCGAACCAACTAGGCAAAGTGATTGGCGCTGCCGTTCAAGCTGAGTTAATTAAACAAAAACGGCCCGGAGGGCTCCTTACACGCTGATGGCAACTTTCCCTTCAATCAACCCAACTTACGGCGTTCAAAAGACCAGTAAGCCAAATGTCCGCCAGGTGCGCTTTGCTGACGGTTACGAACAAAGAGTTACTTTCGGTTTGAACCAAAACCCTAAAATTTACAACTTAAGTTTTGAAGTTTCAGAAACTGACTCTGACACGATTGAAGCATTTTTAGACGCTCGTGCAGCCGACAACGCAAGCTTTGATTTCACACCCCCAGGCGAAAGCAGTAGTTCTAAGTTTGTCTGCGAGGAGTGGAGCAAGTCGATTCCTTACCTAGACCGGGCTACGATACAGGCAACATTTCGCCAAGTTTTTGAACCGTAATGGCTATCACCACTAGAGCCACGAAGGGTAGCCCGCTTACCCACACCGAAGTTGACACCAACTTTACGGATCTACGGGATAACAAGGCTGGCTATGTGACCGGCGATGGCGGTGAGGTTACTCAGGGAACGTCAAAAAGCACAGGCGTCACACTGAGCAAGAAGTGCGGTCAAATTACTTTGCACAACGCCGCTTTGGCGGCTGACACCACGGTGTCCTTCACGTTGACTAACACAACCATTGCAGCCACTGACCTGCTTGTCCTCAACCACGTCAGTGGTGGGACTGCTGGTTCGTACTTGTTGAACGCACAGTGTGCCGCAGGCACTGCCAGTATTAACGTCCGTAACGTTACTGCGGGTTCGTTGTCAGAAGCCATTGTGATTGGCTTTGCGCTCGTTAAAGCCGTAACCTCATAAGCATGGCCTACGTCGTCACCGGCTACTGGAACGCTGGATATGACGACCAGCAGTCCAGTGCTTTAGTTGTCAGCGATCTGCAGGGCATCGCGCCTACAGAAATTATTGAGCTGTTTCAGCTCAAGTTGGATGCAGATCAACACGGCGCTACAACGACGCACTATTTCAGTGGTGCGCGTGTAGGTGGGGCGGCAGGGATTATTTTTGGAGGTCAAACGTATACCGCTATCCCTTTGGAGGCGGATGGTTTTAGTTACAACGGACAAGGCAGTTTGCCACGTCCCACGCTCCGAATCAGCAATCTGTTTAGCACCATAACGGCGCTAATCGCAACTCTGCCTAATGGGCTAGAGGGAGCAGAGGTAACTCGCTTACGAACGCTTGCAAAATACATTGATTCTGAAAACTTTATCGGGGACACCTATGAAACCTATGTAGTCGCTGACTACTGGAACGTGGGTTACTCATCAAACAACACAACAGCAGACAGCACAGCACTTTTCCCAAAAGAGATTTACTACGTTGACCGCAAGTCAGCTGAGAATCGCAACTTGGTTGAGTTTGAGCTGGCATCAGCGTTTGATCTTGCAGGAGTTCGCGCTCCAAAGCGTCAGTGCATCAGCCGTTGTCAGTGGGTCTACAAGTCAACTGAATGTGGTTATGACCCAACGGTTGGGCCAGGTAAAAACATCAACGGCGTGCAGTTCACACGGTTTAATGCAAATAACGAGGGAGTTCTTACGGACGCTGAAGACGTTTGCGGCAAAAAGCAGAGCAGTTGTGAGTGCAGGTTTGGCGACTTGAATGAACTGCCGTTTGGCGGCTATCCAGGCATTGGAACGTTCTTCTCATGACCTGGAAGGACGCAGCATTAAAGGACGCCAAAGACCGTTATCCATGGGAGGCGGTTGGTTTGGTTGTGGTCATCAAAGGCCGAGAAAAGTACTGGGTGTGCAGAAATATGGCCCATAACATGGAGGACATGTTCGTGCTGAATCCTGAGGATTACGTTGCTGCAGACAATGCGGGGGAAATTGTCGGCATTGTCCATAGCCACCCAAAGACGCTTCCAGTCGCAAGTGAGGCTGACAAAGTGTCGGCAGAAAAGCACGGCCTGCCCTGGTACATCGTCAACCCAAAGACTGAAACATGGGGCGAGTACAAGCCTTGTGGCTACAAAGCGCCGCTGATAGGCCGTAAGTGGACTTGGGTAGTTAGTGATTGCTGGACACTCGCCCGTGATTGGTACGCAGAGCAGGGCATCAACTTGCGTGATTGGGATCGACCAGCAACGCCAGAACAATTTCTAAACGCTCCCATGTTCGACGGAGCTTGGGCTGCAACAGGCTTTCGTGAACTCGCAGAAGATGAGCCGTTGGAACGTGGCGACCTTTTGCTGATGCAGATCAACGGCAACGGGCTGAATCACTGTGCGGTCTACATCGGTGACGGAATGGTTTTGCACCACCTTTCTGAAAGGCTGTCTTCAAGAGATATGTATGGGGGCTGGCTACAATCGTGTACAGGGAGGAGGCTGCGTCATGTTGCGCAAGGTCAGGCTTTACGGGCAGCTAGCTGAGTTTGTTGGGCGCAAGGTGATTGAGGCTGATTTGTCATCTGCTGCTGAAGCAGTGCGAATGCTGATTGCTAATTTCCCGCAGATAGACCGTCACATGGCGGATCAGCATTACAGGGTGCTTGTGGGCGATGGCGCGTTGACGCTTGATGATCTGCACAATCCTGTTGGCCGGGAAGAGATCAAAATTGTGCCGGTGATTGTTGGCGCGGGCGGTAGTACGACACAAATTCTTGCTGGAGCTGCCTTAATCGGCCTTTCTTTGGCTTTCCCAGGTGGCGGTTTGTTTGGGGGCACTGTTTTTGGATTTCTTGGTGGTCCAGCAGCTTCAGCAGCAGTTCTCACAACGATTGGCACAGGCATTAGTTATGTTGGCGCAGCTCTTGTTTTAGGCGGTGTTGCAGGATTGATTTCACCAACGCCTGAAATCCCGCAAGGCCCGGACACCGTTCAAGATCCACGCAAGTCATTTTCTTTTTCGGGCATTCAAAACACCTCGCGTGGTGGAACGCCAGTTCCAATCGTCTACGGCAAAACTTTGACCGGCAGTGTTGTTATCTCTGCTGGCGTTGACACTGAGCAGGTGCAGGCATGACCACGATTATTGGTTCAGGCGGTGGCGGTGGTAAAGGCGGTGGCGGCAGTAGCCGCTCACCAAAAACAACGCCTGACAGTCTTGATTCTCGTCAATATGCAACAGTTGTTGATTTAATCTCTGAAGGTGAGATTGAGGGATTGGTTGGCGGCAGTAAAGGAATTTTTCTAAACGGCACCGCGCTTCAAAACGCTCAAGGGGTTTTTAACTTTGAGGATGTTACGGTTTACACCCGTAATGGAACCCAAGCGCAAACTTTCATTCCAATCACTTCTGGCTCAGAAAATATACGGCCGATAAATCGTGGTGTTGTTAAAGACGGCCCTGTCATTGAATCTATTGTTGACGACGAGGTTGACGCAGTTCGTGTGACTATTACCGTTCCGTCTCTTCAAAAAATTAACAGCAAAAATGGTGACACCTTAGGTGCAAAGATTGAATTAAAAATTCTTGTCAAATATCCAAGCGATAGTGACTTTGTTGTTTTGATTGAAGACAAAATTAGTGGCCGAACTGCCGACCAATATCAAAAAGACTATCTCATAACTCTAAATCGTCCGAATCCAACAGACAACGTAGACATTAAAGTAGAGAGGGTCAATAAAGACAGCAACAGCTCTCTGCTTACAAATGCTTTTAGCTGGTCAAGCATAACCGAGATTAAATACGCAAAACTGGCTTATCCAAACAGCGCGTTGGTTGCATTACGTGTTGACTCCGAACAGTTCAGCAGCATCCCTGAACGCAAGTATTTAGTCAAAGGCGTCAGAGTTGCTATTCCCGCAGGAGTGACTGTCGATCCTGACACGGGCCGAATCATTTACCCAGAAAACTTTGTTTGGAACGGTACATTTGCCGCTGCAACTTGGACATCTTGCCCTGCTTGGATTCTGTACAACTTATTGACAAACACCCGCTATGGGTTTGGCAGTCATATTGATACAGCTCAGCTCGACAAATATGCGTTTTTTGCGGCATCGAGGTTTTCCAACGCCTTAGTTAATGACGGATTTGGCGGTCAAGAAGCACGGTTCAGCTGCAACACCACGATCCAAACAGCAGAAGAATCTTTCAAACTGGTCAACGACCTGCTGTCGGTCATGCGTTGCCAAGGCTTCTGGGCAGCAGGCAGCCTGACAATCGAACAAGACGCGCCAAAGGATGCGGCTTATCTATTCACCAACGCCAACGTTACGGGAGAGGGTTTCAGCTACAGCGGCAGCAGCCTCAAGACTCGTCCAACCGTTGTTGTCGTTAGCTATCTAGACATTGATCTGCAAGATACAGCCTATGAGGTCGTTGAAGACCATGACGGGATCGCTAAATATGGCGTGGTGCGTAAGGAGTTCAGCGCCTTTGCCTGCACCAGCCGTGGCCAGGCAGCACGTATCGGCAAATGGATTTTGTATTCTGAAAAGTTTGAAAAAGAAGTTGTCGCTTTCACCACCAGTTTAGACGCAGGCCAAGTTGTCCGACCTGGCATGGTCATTCAGATTGCAGATCCTGTGATTTCTGGTGCGCGAAAAGGTGGCCGGATTAAATCTGCAACCAGCAACACCATCACCGTTGACGACACAGCGAATACAGATTTGACTTTTGGCGCTAACTCAAAGCTTTATGTAATTTTGCCCGACGGAACGGTTGATGGCGACGTTGAAAATGAGGAACTTGGCGTCACCGATATTACTGGCGGCGTTATTACTGTTAATCGTAATTTTGCAACCACGCCAAATGTAAACAGCATTTGGGTATTAGAAAGCCTTGGCCTAGGTGATAACAACATTCAGCCAACCACTTGGCGTGTGCTGTCGATTGAAGAACAAGACGGTTTGCTCTATTCAATTACCGCAGTCGCGTATGACGCCGGTAAATATGCATTTGTAGAAGACGGCGAAGAGCTTCAACCACGAGACACCAGCAACCTGAACGTCATCCCTGAGCAGCCAGAAAACTTAGAAGTGTTGGCAACCGTTCCGGTTGGTGGAACTGTAGCAACAAAAGAAGTCCAGTTTGTTCAAAACGGTCAAGTTGCCATCAAGATCACATGGCACTGGAGCGTTCCAGGTGGCCAAGTAACCAAAAAGTTCAGGGTCCGTTTTCGCCACGAAGATGACAACTTCGTTGAAACGATTGTGCAGGGAACAACGTTTGACATACTTGACGCTAAAGAAGGTCTTTACGAGATCCAGGTAAGTGCCATCAGCAGCACAGGGCTTCTGTTTAGCAAGCCGACAATCGCCACATACACAGTCAAGGGCCTTGGTTCTGCACCGAGTGACATCGCTGATTTGAGCCTTGTTTCGACGACGGATACTCTTGCAATTCTTTCTTGGAAAAAGGTAGCTGAACTGGATGTGCAGTTGGGTGGTCGAATTATTATTCGACACGACCCACGAGCTTTAGCATCAGCTGAGTGGAAGGCAAGTAATCGTGTTGTTGATGGTGTGTCTGGTGCGTCAACACAAAAGCAAGTGCCGCTGCTTGCTGGAACGTATTTTGTGAAGGCAGAAGATTTTCTAGGCAATCGCTCTGTCACCGAAACGGCGTTTGAAGCCTCGTTCCCAGAACCTGATTCTCTACTTACAACCAAGACTTATGCAGAGCACAACCTAAGCACAGCTTTCAACGGGACAAAAACTAACTGCAGTGTTGTTTCAGGCAACCTTGACTTACAGCCAAATCTGTATGTTGCTTTGGATTATGCCGATAACTTGTATTTTGAAACCGATGGTGGAGCAGAGTATCAGTTCCAAGACACCTTCGATTTTGGGGCTAAGTTTGACTTCATTATTAGAAGGAGCATTGTCAGCACTCCGCAGCAAGTTTCAGGCACTTTATTTGATTCGCGTGCTGGCTTGTTCGACGATGCAGCTGGTGTTTTCGACGGTGAAACTAGAGATGTTGTAAACGTTGTCACTTACGTCAGGACTGCAACGGTTGCTTCCCCGTCTGAATCGGACTACAGCCCCTGGGCTGAATTTGTTGCAGCTGTAGTGCAGGGCCGGCATGTGCAGATCAAAGCTGAGCTTGAAACAACTGACGAGCTTACAAAGGTTTCAGTGGACCAGCTCGGCGCAACTCTTGAGTTAACGCAGCGCACGGAAACTGGCAGTGGAACGTCTGGTAATGCCGTGACATTTGCCAATGCGTTTTACCAAACCCCAGAAGTAGTCATCACGCCGACGAACCTAGGAGCGGATGGTTTTGTAACTTTGACTAAGAGCACAACGGGCTTCACAGCAACGCTGTCAGGTGCTTCAAATACTGGTTTCAGTTACACTGCCACTGGATTCGGACGTGCTCTTTAATGGCTCAAGTCAACCGCGACCGTTCTGACTCTATTGAAAACACGACGTTCCCTCTGGTTAGGGAACAGCTCAACGACACGTTAGAAGCGATATTCACTGTCAACTCCGGCAATACTGCGCCCTCAAACGCAGTTGAGCATGAGCCGTTCATCAATACCAGCAACAGCCCAGCAACGCTTGAGATCAAGACCAGCAGTGGGTACATCACGCTAGGCGTTCTTGATCCAGCAAACTTCAAAGTCGGTGGGATTACGCCGATTGCTAACGGAGGCACCGGCGCCACCACTGCTGCTGCCGGTATTGCAGCATTGCTGCCCAGCCAGACAGGCAACGCCAATAAAACGCTAATCACCGACGGCAGTTCATTGTCGTTTAGCAATGTCGCAGCATTTCAAAGCTATGCGGTTATTGCGGATGTAAAAGCTGCTGGTACGGAAGGGGGAACTTCTAGCGCAGGTTCATTTGAAGATCGTGTCTTAAATACAAGAGATCTAGACCCTGACAACTTTGTAACGCTTGTCAACAGCACTGATCAAAACACCCGCTTCAAGTTACCCGTTGGCACGTATTTTATAGAAGCAGAAGTCCCAATGTTCAGGGTTGGGAGGCACCAAGCACGTCTTGTTAGTTGGAGTGCAGACACAGACGGCACGGCTACCGTATTGAAAGCTGGAACATCGCAAGTCAGCCACAGCACCAGCGGCGCTAACAACAATTCAGTTATCAGGCATCGGTTGACTATTACGAGCGAGACAGTGTTTGGCGTGCAGTCTCGCGGTGTTTCTGGCAACAGTGGGGATGGTTTTGGCAATGCTGCTGATTTTGGCGAGGAAGAGCGTTACACCGTCGTCAAAATCATGAAAGAGACTGCTTAGGGCTAGGCTTTAATCGGTCTCTAGCTAAGATGGCTTAAGGAGGTGCCTTATGGCTGTCAGCCCTGGGACATACAACTTTGTGCTTCAGCGTCGAAGCGACTGGAGCGTGATCCTTCAGTTTAAGGACAGCAACGACGCAGCCATTGACCTAACTGGTTACACGGTCTACGCGCAGGCGTGGGACAAAGCACGGTCAACTAAGTATGCAGACTTTGCCGTTGCTTATACAGATCGGTCTGACGGCAAGGTGACCATCAGTTTGACTGACACTCAAACGGCAGCTTTTATTGATGAGCTTTACTACGACGTACTGCTTGAAGACGGCAGCGAGTTGCGTGAGTATTACCTGGAAGGCGTTATTTTTGTGTCAGAGGGGTATACGACACCATGACAGCGGTCAACGTCACTACAGACGGCAAGACAACGGTTGTTGAAGACACCAAGACCAACACCGTCACGGTCACAACGACTGGTCCTCAAGGGCCAGCGTCATCTGGGTTTGTTTTCAATGGCGCGGGGAAAGTGGACGACAGCCTCGTTTACTTCGACCAAGCTGCTGGGGAGTTTAAAGCGGACAACACTACGACTAAACTATCCCTAGTAGAAGGCGGGAACTTTTAAGCCATGGCCAACACCATTCGCATCAAGAAGCGAAGTGCCTCAGGCGCGGACGGAAGTCCTAGCTCGCTTGCTAGCAGCGAACTCGCCTTTAATGAGTCAGATCTACGACTTTACTATGGCTTTGGCGATAACGGCTCAGCGGTAGCCACGTCAATTATCACCATTGGTGGCTCTGGAGCGTTTTTCAGCAAAACCGACGCAAAAGCTGCAAATGTTGTTCTGGCCGGTCCAACGACTGGCTCTGACGCAAACCCGACTTTCAGGGCTTTAGTCGCTGCTGATATTCCCAGCATCGCCCACACCAAGATCAGTGATTTTGACAGTGGTGTACGGGCTAACCGGTTGGATCAGATGTCTGCCCCCACGGGCAATGTTGACATCAACACCAACAAGCTGACCAACGTCACTGATCCGACTTCGGCGCAGGATGCAGCGACCAAGGCGTATGTCGATGCGGTCAAAACTGGCCTGGACGTAAAGGATTCAGTCAAGGTGGCCACCACGGCCAACATCACGCTGTCTGGTACGCAAACCATTGACGG